TTAGGTAATAGAGCTGGTAAATTTGAACAAGGTCAATATTCTATCGCAATTGGTTCCCTTGCCGGTGAGACAAGTCAAGGAAATAATAGCATTATATTCAATGCTTCCGGTAGTGCATTAGATGCTACAACATCAGGATTCTTTGTTGACCCAGTTCGTTACATGGTAACACAAGAAACAGATGATGCGTTAGTATTCTACAATGCAGCTTCTAAAGAAGTCCGTTATGCATATGCTTTAGATGGTGGATCGTTCTAATTAGTAAAACTATATAATTAATTAATGATAGGAGATTGAAATGAGTAATGAATTGAATGAAAAGTATTTAAAAAATTATGTAGATATTATGAGTTCTACATTGAATGAACAAGTTCTTCGTAACATCTCGATGCAGGCAAATGCCAAAATTACCAACGAGGTGTTACAAGAGCTTCAAAAATCAAATGAACAATTTAAAAAACAAAATGAACAGATTACCCAGGAAAGTTTAAAGACTCAAGCGGAAAAAGAAGCGGCATTAAGAAGTGAGATTTCTTCAAAAGAAACAACTTTAAAAAACGAATTTAATCAAAAAGAAATACAATTAAAAAATGAAATTGAAGTATTAAAAAATAATATAACAGGTAGAGATACCGTTATTAATGAACTTAAAAATCAGGTAAATGTTTTGAATCAAATCAAAATGGAATATGATAGAGTTAAACACCAAGTTCAGCATATTGATACATTTAAGAATGAATTGATTAAATCTAAAGAAGTTGTTAAACAAAAAGAAGATGATATTAAAAACTTAAATAATAAACTTGTAGATTTGAGCAATCAAATTGTTGATTTAAATAATAAAATCAACGAACTACAAACACCGCCTGCTGCAGACACCGTTGAAGTTAAAAAAACTACAACAAAAAAAACAAAAGCCAAAGATAAAAAAATGGTTTTTGAAGAAGTAGCACAGGACGGTGGAAGTTTTTAATAGATGGCAAATACAGCAATACGACTAAAGAGTTCAGGAGTATCAGGTAATATACCTTCAAACCTATCACTAGGTGAGTTGGCAATTAACTATGCCGATGGAAGATTGTATTATAAAAATTCTTCTAATGTAATTACATACATTACTAGTGGTGTTCCAACTGACTCTTTTTCGACCATTAATGTTGATTCAACTTTAATTTTTGCGTCATCCAATACTGATATTCTCAGTTTTGGTTCAGCAAATGGTATATTAATTTCTGCCAATGCAACATCAAAAACAATCATTATTGATGCCAACATTAGTGATTCTGTTGATTCTACTAATTCCCAACAAATTGCTTCATCCAATTCTGTAAATACGGTTTACACATTGGCTCAAGCTGCGTATGCACAAGCCAATACGGGTGGAAGTTCAGGCACTTATATAATAACTGGTGCTCAATATATTGATTATGGATGGACGGATCAAACTCCTTCAGCAGTTCAGTTTGATTATGGAACGCTATAAATAACCTTAATAAGTTTTTGGAAAAAATATGTCAGCAAATAATTCAACAATAGTTCAGATTAGACGAGGTAGTACCGCACAAACGGCATCGTTTACTGGTGCTTTGGCTGAACTCACCGTTGATACCAATATAAACACATTGGTTGTACATGACGGAGTTACTGCTGGTGGTCATTATCTTGCTAAAACTGATGAATTAAATGTAGTTTTTAATGAAGCCAATTCAGCAATTGATTTGGCTCAATCAGCTTATAATGCAGCCAATTCAGCAGGTTCAAATGCTACAGTAGTTGCTGCTTATAACCAAGCTAATGCTGCTTTTGAACAAGCCAATGCAGCAACAAATTCAGCACAGTCTGTTTACAACTTTGCTAATACTTTGGTTGGTGGTGCAGCAACCGATAATGTTGCTAGAATTCTGGCTCAAGCGGCCTATGATTCTTCTAATACTAAATTCTCATCTTCTGGTGGTACAATCACCGGAGATACTACCGTTACAGGTAACCTAACAGTCGTTGGTACAACATTTTATGCCAATACTGAAAATGTTTTAATCAAAGACAACATTGTTACATTAAATTCTAATGTAACAGGTACACCAACACTCAATGCTGGTCTAGAAATCAACCGTGGAACATCATCAAATGTATCCATTCTTTGGAATGAAACGGCAGACCTTTGGCAATTAACAAATAACGGTGCCACATTTGAAAACATCGTTACTGATTCTGTATTATCGGCTAATGTAAGTTATTTAAATGGAGTTAATACTTCACAAAATACTAGCATCAATACTACCAATAATAATGTTACCAATGTTAATAACTTTGCTCAAGGCGCTTACAACAAAGCCAATACAGCCACAGACCTTGCTGTCTATGCTGGGAATGTTAATAACTCTCAGAATACTCACATTTCTGCCGTTGAAACTTATGCTTCTGGTGCTTACGGTTTAGCCAATACTAATGCTTCCAATATTACTATTATACATGGTGTAAACTTAACTCAGAATACCAATATTTCAGCTGTTGATACGTTTGCTCAGTCAGCATATAATCAGGCCAATACTGGTACTACTCTTGCTCAGGCCGCCTTCGATAAGGCAAATACAGAAGCTAGTCAAGTATTTACTCAAGCCGCTTTTGATACTGCTAATACTGCTTCTGCCAATACCATCTATACTCAAGGCGTTGACCTTGCACAGAATACTCATATCACAGCAGTCAGTAACTATGCTGTTGGTGCCTATGGACAAGCCAATACTGGTACCACTTTAGCTCAAGCCGCTTTTAATAAAGCCAACACACAGGATATTATTGTTAATTCAGTAACATCTAATACCACAATTTCACTACCCTATTCTTCAAGTGTTTCTGGTAATGTAACTGCTGGTGATCCAAGCACCTTAATTGATTCTTTTGATGCAACGGTTTACAGAAGTTCTAAGTATGAATTACAGATGAGTTCTGATAACGGTGTACACGTTGTTGAAATGAGAATTATGCAAGATGGTTCCAATACCTATGTCACACAATATGGTGAAATGTATACCAGCATTCCTTTGGGAACATTCACATCATCTGTTGGTTCAGGCATGGTAAACCTATACTTTTCGCCATTTATTGATACTGTTGAAATTATATTCGAAAGAAACTCCCTGGTCACTGGAAGTCACAAAAATTCAATACCATAATAATGATTAGTGATAAATAAGTAATAATAAAAACAATCTAATCCAAGGGGAGAATGAACCTTGAGCAATAAAAACTTTCAGGTCAAAAATGGCCTGAACATCAATGGTGTTCAGGTTTTCGATGGTAACGCTAATGGTACCTTTGGTGCCGTAACCGTTAAATCAATCAATTTAGAAAATGGAGCCAGCGTTGGATCATCCGATCCATATGTTACTGCTTCGTTTAATAAAGCCAATACGGCTTCGGCTAATACCGTCATCACACAAGGTGTGGATGCGGCTCAGAATACACACATCTCAGCAGTCGAATCGTATAGTCAAAGCTCTTTTGCTCAAGCCAATACCAATACTTCCGACATTACTGTAATCCAAGGTGTAAATACAACTCAGAACACCAGAATTACTGCTGTAGATTCTTTTGCTCAGGCAGCTTTCAATACTGCCAATACTAAATTCAATTCTGCTGGTGGTACAATCACAGGTGATACTACGGTTACAGGTAATCTGACCGTTTCTGGTACAACTCTTTACGCCAATATCACCAATTTAATCGTTGAAGATAACACCATTACATTGAATTCAAATGTAACTGGTACACCAACATTAAATTCTGGTGTTGAAGTTAATCGTGGAAATCAACCTAATACTTCTATTCTTTGGGTTGAAACGGACAAGCAATGGGAAATCACCAATGATGGTACAACATTTGATGGCATTGTAACTAATAGTTCTCTTGCTGCTAATGTAAACTATTTGAAGGGTATTGAGAATACTCAAAATACCAATATTTCTGCCGTAGATTCTTATGCAACTTCAGCATATAATCAAGCCAACACCAATGCTTCTCAAATCACAGCAATTAAAGGTGTAAATGATTCTCAAAATACTACCATTGAAAATGTTAGAGTTTATGCGGCTTCAGGTTATGCTTTAGCCAATACAAACAATAGTGAAATTCAAGCAACACAAGGCGTAGATGCATTTCAAAATACTAGAATTATTGCTATCAATAACTATGCCAATTCTGCATACTCACAGGCAAATTCTGGTACTTCATTAGCACAACAAGCATTTAATTTTGCCAACACACTACAAGGTGGTTCTGCTACCGATAATGTGGCAAGAACTTTGGCCAACGAAGCATACTCACATGCTGATTTGGCATACAATTTAGCCAATACAAATGCTTCTGATATTACTATTGTTCAAGGTGTGGATGTTGGTCAGAATACCAAAATTACAGCAGTAGATGCTTATGCTGCTGGTGCTTATAGTCAAGCCAATACTAATGCTGGTGCGATTACCGTAATTCAAGGTGTAGATGCTGGACAGAATACCAGAATCACTGCTGTAGATGCTTTTGCACAATCTTCATACAATCAAGCCAACACCAATGCTTCAGACATTACCGTAATTCAAGGAGTAAACGTTGGCCAAAATACCAAAATTAACGCTGTGGATTCGTATGCAGCTGGTGCTTATAGTCAAGCAAATACTAACGTTTCAGATATTACTATTATTCAAGGTGTTGACCTAGGACAAAACACTAGAATTACTGCTGTAGATTCATATGCTACTGGTGCTTATGCTCAAGCCAATGCAGCCACAAACTCAGCACAATCAGCATACAATAAAGCAAATACAATTACATTAAGTAGTCTTGGTGGTAATCTACAGAATGTTACCAACCTTGGTAACACCACAACTCTTGGTATTACTGCTGCATCAGTTCAATTAAATCTTGCATCAGCTATTGTAGTATCACAAGGACAAATGGCATGGAATCCAACAGACCTTACAGTTGATGTGGGTATGGCCAATGGCGTTACATTACAGTTGGGCCAAGAACAATACATTTTAGTTAAAGCATCTGCAACCATCACCGATGGTCAAGCAGTTATGTTTACGGGTGCTGCTGGTGAAAATATCTTGGCGGCACCAAATGATATGTCGTCTGTTGGGTATAAACCTGAATATTTTATTGGTGTCGCTACTCAAGATATTGCTAATAATGGTAAAGGTTATATTACCACATTTGGTAAAGTTCATAACATTAACACCAATGCATTTAATGTTGGTGATATTCTTTATGCTAATCCATTCGTTGTTGGTGGATTAACCACAACAGAACCACAAGCACCAGATTTCAATATTATGGTTGCTTCGGTAACCAAAAAAGCAGGTGGTGATGGCCATATTATGGTTAGACCAAGTTACAGATCATCATTATCACAATTAAATGATGTTTCCATTACAAGTGTAACTAATAATAACTTAATCAAATATAATGCAGCCAATACTCGTTGGGAAAATGTAACGGCAGATTCAGTTATTGAACCTGCATTTGCAAAAGCCAATACTGCATCAGCAAATACTATAGCACTACAAGGTGTTAATGTATCTCAAAATACTAGATTAGATATTATTGAAGGTGTCAATTTAAGTCAAAACACCAAAATTACAGCAGTAGATTCTTATGCTGCCGGTGCTTTCAATAAAGCTAATAATGCATTGCCATTGACTGGTGGTACAGTAACAGGAACAATTCTTGTTGGTCAAGACATTTATGTAACAGGAAATTTATATGTTTCTGGTAATACAACTTCTGTTGGTGCCAATAATATTACACTTTCAGATTCATTAATTTATCTAGCAAATGAAAATCCTGCCAATACAGTAGATATTGGTGTTGTTGGTCACTTTGTTCAAGGTACATATCAACATACTGGTGTCGTTAGAAACCACCTGAACGGCAATTGGACATTCTTTAGTAACGTTCATTCTGAACCAACAACAACAGTTGATTTTACTGAATCTGGTATAATCTATGATCCAATTACAGTTGGTGGTATTACAACACCTACAGCAACAATCGGTGGATTAGATTTTAAATCAGTTAATGATACACAGAATACTAATATCACAGCTGTTAATACATTTACTCAAGGTGCTTATAATACCGCCAATACTAATGCAACAAACATTTCTATTATTCAAGGCGTAAATGCTACACAGAATACTAGATTAGATGGTATTGATGGTGTTAATTTAACTCAGAATACAAATATTTCTGTAATTCAAGGTGTAGATTTAACACAAAATACACAAATTACTGCTGTTAATAACTATGCTGCCGGAGCTTATAATCAAGCCAATACAAATACAGATTCAATTACAGTTATTCAAGGTGTAAATACTACACAAAATACACAAATTACTGCTGTAAATACATTTGCTGGTTCTGCTTACACACAAGCCAATGCAGCAACCAATTCAGCACAAGCTGCATTTAATGCTGCTAACTCTGCTGGTTCTAGTGTACAAGTTCAAGCAATATCTAATCATGCTAATGCAGCATATAATACTGCCAACTCAGCACAAGCCAATACTATCACCACCCAAGGTGTAGATGCTTGGCAAAATACCAGAATTACTGCTATTGATTCTTATTCCACAGGTGCTTACGGTCAAGCTAACACCAATGCTTCTGAGATTGTTGCTATTCAAGGCGTTAATACAACTCAGAATACTCACATCAACGCTGTAGAAAACTATGCAACTTCAGCATACAATCAGGCTAACACTAACGCTTCTGAGATTACGACAATACAAGGTGTAAATGTAACGCAGAATACTAATATTAGTTTGTTGCAAGGTGCAATGAATAATGCTAATACAAACATTGATGTTTTATTTGGTATTGACAACACACAAAACACTAATATTACTGCTGTTAATAACTTTGCTGGTGGTGCCTACACTAAAGCCAATGCTGCAACCAATTCAGCACAAGCTGCCTACAATCAGGCTAATACCAACGCTACCGCTATTACTGTAATCCAAGGTGTTGACTTAGGTCAAAACACCAGAATTACAGCAGTAGATTCATTTGCTCAAGCTGCCTATAACGAAGCCAATACTAAGTTCAGTTCTTCTGGCGGTTCTATTACTGGTGACACCAATATTACTGGTAACTTGACCGTTACTGGCACAACATTCTATGCTAATACAGTAAACATGATTGTTGAGGATAATATCATCACATTGAATTCTAATGTGACAGGTTCTCCTACACAAGATGCCGGTATTGAAGTTAATCGTGGTGTATTAAGTAATACTAAGTTGTTATGGAACGAAACAACTCACTTCTGGGAATTCACCAATGATGGTACAACATACCAAAAGATTGCTGGATTAGACAAAGCCAATTCTTCTTATGACCAGGCAAACGCTGCCAATCAATTAGCACAGTCAGCATACAATCAGGCTAACACCAATGCTGGTGCGATTACCGTAATTCAAGGTGTAGATGCTGGACAGAATACCAGAATCACTGCTGTAGATGCTTTTGCTCAAGGTTCTTATACACAAGCAAACGCAGCAACCAATTCTGCTCAAGCGGCTTATAACCAAGCTAATACCAATGCTGGTAACATTACTGTAATCCAAGGTGTTGATGTTGGACAAAATACTAAGATTACATCAATAGAAACATATGCTCAATCAGCATATGGACAAGCCAATACTAATGCTTCAGAAATTACAGCAATCCATGGTGTTAATACAACTCAGAATACCAATATTGGTTCTGTAAATACTTACGCTGGTTCTGCTTATGCTCAAGCAAATACCAATGCTGGTAACATTACTGTAATCCAAGGTGTTGATGTTGGACAAAATACTAGAATTACTGCAGTTGATGCACTTGCTGGTTCTGCTTATGCTCAAGCAAATGCTACCAACACATATGCTACATCAGCATACGGACAAGCCAATGCTGCTACAAGTTCTGCTTCAGCGGCATATGCAAGAGCCAATACTTCATACACTCAAGCTAACGCAGCAACCGTTTCAGCACAAGCGGCCTATACACAGGCCAATGCTGCTACAAGTTCAGCACAAGCCGCTTACAACAGAGCCAATACAAGCAATCTAACCATTAGTATGATTAATGGTTCAAATGCAGTATCAAATTCAGTTGTTGAAGTTAATACAATTCGTTTTGATTCTGATGCTGGTTTTGATGTAACCGATTTAGGTTCTGGTGTAGTTAAAGTTGGAATGAATTCAACATTCAAGTATTGGGAAATTAATGGAGTTCAAACATTAACCGCATCAGGCCTCGATACTGTTAATTTTATTGGTCAAAATGGAATTTCTATTACTGGTAATGGTAATTCTTTACCACAGACTATCACATTCGATGCTTCCGTTCCAGTCAACTTAGCGCAAGCCGCTTTCAATAAAGCCAATACAAACGCTTCTGATATTACTATTATTCAAGGTGTAGATGCTGGTCAAAATACTAGAATGAATGCTATTGAAGCTTATTCTGGTTCTGCTTACAATCAAGCTAATCTTACCAACACATATGCAGCAAGTGCATATGCGCAAGCAAATGCAGCAACTAACTCCGCTCAAACAGCTTACAATAATGCCAATACCAATGCTTCTGATATTATTATAATACAAGGTGTTAATGTAAGTCAAAATAATAAAATTAATAGTATTGAAGGAACAGCCGCTCTTGGATTTTTAAAGGCTAATGATGCTTACTTTTTAGCAGATGCAGGTTTTTTACATGCAAATTCTGCTTATGGCCAAGCAAATGCAGCAACCAATTCTGCGCAAGCCGCTTACAATACTGCCAATAGTAAGTTTAGTTCTTCCGGTGGTTCAATTACTGGTGACACCAACATTACTGGTAACTTAACTGTAACTGGTACAACATTCTATGCTAATACTATTAATGTTAACATTGAAGATAATATTGTTACATTAAATTCAAATGTAACCGGTTCACCTACATTAAATTCTGGTATTGAAATCAATAGAGGTTCTTCTGCCAACACTAAGTTGTTATGGAACGAAACAGACAAATATTGGGAATTCACCAATGATGGCACCAATTACCAAAAGATTGCTGGACTTGATAGTGCTAATAGTTCTTATGCTCAAGCAAATGCTGCCAATCAATTGGCACAATCTGCTTATAACCAAGCCAATACAACAAATAGTTATGCTAATGCAGCCACAAACTCAGCACAATCAGCATACAACCAAGCGAATACCAATGCTGGTAATATTACAGTAATAGAAGGTGTTAATACAACTCAAAACACTAGAATTACTGCTGTAGATTCTTATGCTACTGGTGCTTATGCTCAAGCCAATGCAGCCACAAACTCAGCACAATCAGCATACAATAAAGCAAATACAACAGCTAGTGATATTACTATAATTCAAGGTGTTGACCTTGGTCAAAATACTAGAATTACTGCTGTAGATTCATATGCTACCTCAGCGTATACACAAGCCAATGCTGCCACTAATTCTGCTCAATCGGCCTATGGTCAAGCAAATTCAGCATTTACGCTTGCTCACGATGCAGATGATTTAGCACATGCTGCTTATAACCAAGCCAATACTAATGCTTCCAACATTACTATAATTCAAGGTGTTAATGATGCTCAGAATACCAGAATCACTGCCGTAGATACGTTTGCTAGTTCAGCATTTAATAAAGCAAATACTAATGCTTCTGACATTACTATTATTCAAGGTGTAGATTTAGGACAAAATACACATATCAATGCTGTAGAATCTTACAGTCAATCTGCTTATGCTCAGGCAAATGCCACAAATAATTATGCAACTTCAGCATATGCACAAGCCAATGCTGCTACAAACTCAGCACAGTCTGCTTATGCACAAGCCAATACTAATGCTAGTGCAATCACCGTAATCCAAGGTGTAAATGACACTCAAAACACCAATATTACTGCTGTTAACAATTACGCAGCTGGTGCTTATGGTTTAGCTAATACTAATGCTTCTGATATTACTATAATTCAAAATGTTAATACAACACAAAACACCAGAATTGCAGCTGTAGATTCCTATGCTACATCAGCATATGGACAAGCTAACGCTACAAATTCATATGCTACCTCAGCATACGGACAAGCAAATACCAATGCTAGTGCAATCACTATAATTCAAGGTGTAGATGCTGGTCAAAATAACAGAATGTCTATCATTGAAGGTGTTAATGATACTCAGAATACCAATATTACTGCTACCAACAACTTTGCTCAAGGTGCTTATAACCAAGCAAATGCCACTAATAGTTATTCCGTATCTGCTTATGGTTTAGCTAATACCAATTCATCAGCAATCACCATTATTCAAGGTGTTGACCTAGAACAAAATACTAGAATTACAGCTATAGATTCTTATGCTGCATCAGCCTATGGCAAAGCAAATGCTGCTACCGACTCTGCTCAATCAGCTTATAATCAAGCTAATACAACAAATAGTAATCTAAATTCCAACATTACATATGTTCAAGGCATTAACGATGCACAGAATACAAATATTACGGCTGTCAATAATTATTCTTCTGGTGCATATGGATTGGCAAACACCAATGCCGGTGTAATTACTGTAATCCAAGGTGTAAACTTAGGTCAAAATACTTATATTTCTGCCGTAAATTCATACGCCACAAGTGCATATGGTCAGGCTAACGCAGCAACAAATTCTGCTCAAACAGCTCATAATAATGCTAATACTAATGCTACTAACATTAGTTCTGTAGACAATTATGCTTCTGGCGCTTACAATAAAGCCAATAATGCTCTACCATTAACAGGAGGTTCAATTTCTGGATCAATATCTGTAAGTAATGATATGACTGTTAGTGGTAACTTGACTGTACTAGGTAATACAACTTCTATTTCAGTATCAGCATTAGAAGTTACCGACCCATTTATTATTCTTGGTCTTGGCAACTACATATCTGATGCGGTTGATATTGGTTTTGCTGGTCACTATAATGACGGCGCAAATGCACATACTGGTTTGATAAGAGACCCAATACTAAAAGAATATATTTTCTTTAAAGGTTATACACCAGAAGTTGGAGCAAACAATTTAATTAATATTGCTCATCCAAGTTTTGCTTATGCCAATGCGTATGCTTCTTACTTTAAAGGTAATGTTTCGGGTGCAAGTACAGTAACAGTAAATGGCGTAGAACTTTATACTTATTCTACTGCTGCTTATGCTCAAGCCAATGCTACCAACACATATGCTACATCCGGATATGCTCAAGCGAATGCTGCTACCAATTCAGCACAAGCGGCTTATAATTCAGCTAACACCAATGCTAGTGATATTACTATAATTCAAGGTGTAGATGCTGGTCAGAATACCAGAATCACAGCTGTAGATTCATATGCTACTTCAGCATATGGACAAGCAAATGCTGCTACCAATTCAGCACAATCAGCATATAACAAAGCAAATACTGCTGCTTCTGACATTACTATAATTCAAGGTGTTGACCTAGGACAAAATACTAGAATTACAGCAACAAATAATTTTGCCGCTGGAGCATATGCTCAAGCGAATGCTGCTACCAATTCAGCACAAGCGGCTTATAACCAAGCCAATACTGCTGTATCAATATCAATTACTAATGATGCTACTAACGATGTTACATTATATCCATTAATGTCATTGAGTACTTCTGGTACCTTGTCATTGGCCAATACATCCAGCTCGAAGTTAACCTATAATCCTTCTACTGGAACATTGACTACCGTTGACTTAAATACCACATCTGACGTTAAGTTTAAAGAAAATGTGGAAACAATCCAGTCTCCGTTGGATATTATAAATACTATCAATGGTGTTTCGTTCAACTGGAAAGACTCAGGAAACAAGTCCTACGGTGTTATTGCTCAAGAACTACAGAAAGTATTACCTGAGTTGGTAACGCAAGGAGACAAAGGATTATCAGTTTCTTACTTGCCACTTATTGCTATTCTACTTGAGGCAGTCAAAGAACAACAAAAACAAATTGACAAATTAAAAAAACAATAATAAAAGCCTAGTACCAAAAAGGATCGAAGATGGCACTTAAAATATGCGGTAATACCGTAATCGACAATTCCCGTTCAGCAAACGTATCAAACTTAATTGTTTCTGGTGCGTTAACTGCTGGGCAAACCACAGGAACTTCAGGCCAAGTTTTATGTTCAACTGGTTCCGGTCTTTCTTGGACTACAATATCTGCTGGTGTATCATTAACTGCAAACAATAACCTTTTTGTTGGTACAGGATCCGGTTCTGTAATTACAACCGCAGCAAATAATATTTCAATTGGTTCCAATACTTTTCAAAGTTTAACCACAGGTAAATGTAATATTGCCTTAGGTCCTAATAGTTTATCTCGTATTACCACGGCTTATGAGAATACTGCTATTGGTGAAGGTACTGCATTTAGTTTGACTACAGGTAATGGAAATATTGCAATTGGTAAGTGTACATTGTTTGCATCATCGACTGGATCATTCAATATAGCTTTAGGAAAACAAGCTTTAAGGTGTTCAACGATAGGAAATTATAATGTTGCATTAGGCCGATATGCTTTGGCTGGATCTGCTGCTAGTACTGGATGTCATAATTTTGCAGTAGGTTTAAACTCAATAAAAAATATAACTTCAGGTTCAGGAAATGTTGCATTAGGTAGATATAGTGGAACTAAAATAACGACAGCTTTAAATAATGTTGCATTAGGATCCTGCTCAGCATATAATTTAACAACAGGTAAAGCAAATATTGGTATTGGTTGGTATGCTGGTAAAGGTGCTTCAGCAGGATTAACAGGTTGTTATAACGTTGGTTTGGGTGTATCAGCATTATGTGGATTAACATCAGGTAGTTATAACGTTGCTCAAGGATTTGGTGCACTACAGAATACTACCTCCGGTAATAATAATATTGGCTTTGGTCGATATGCATTAAAAACTAATACTACCGGTTGTAATAACATTGCTTTAGGTTGTAATGCATTATATTGCAACACGGGTTCTTATAATCTTGCAATTGGGCATTCTTCTTTAGCTTGTAACACCACGGGTGTTAGAAATATAGGTGTTGGTGAATCATCGCTCTTCAAAAACACAACAGGTTGTCAAAACGTTGCTGTTGGTGTTGCTGCACTAAGATATAATACAACAGGATATCATAATATTGCTGTTGGTAGATCCGCAGGATTTTTTAAATGTACGGGTAGTTATAATATTTTCTTGGGATATCAAGCCGGTTATTGTATGACTAGTGCATCTTCTAGTTTTATTGCTGGGCCAAAAGCAGCAAAAAATATTACCGGTAGCAACAGCAATATTGCAATTGGTTGTGGCACTTTAGGCAATTATGCTACATCAACAGGAACAGTTTGTAACAATATTGCTTTGGGTTATAAATCCCTACAGTGCGTTACAAATGGTGCAGCTGAGAACACTGCTTTAGGAGCTTTCTCTTTAAGGGGTGTTACAACAGGAAGATGCAATATTGGTTTGGGTAGATATTCTGGTTGCAGTATAGCCACAGGTAACAATAATATCATATTTGGTTCTTATGTAGGATCAGCCGCATTATCTAACACCATAGCAATTCAAGCTGGTTCAAATTGCCTTATTGCTAATACTTCTGGATTGTTTGTTAATGGTTCTTGCTGGAACAAAGGTGGACTTTCATTAGATGCTAATTCATCCCTGTTTGTTGGAATAACTCCACCGGGATTATCAACAGGATATAATAATTTTATTGTAAGTCCGAGTGGATTTTCAGTCAATACTAGCGGATGTAATAATGTAGGATTTTTAGGTAGATCATTAACGTGCAACACCACCGGTTCCAATAACTTTGCTGTTGGCCAAAATGCGTTAAAATGTAACACCACCGGCACCAATAATATTGCTCATGGCCGTGGCACAATGTACAATAATACCACCGGCTCCGGTAATATTGCTCAAGGATATTGTGCACTTGGAAAAAATGTCAGCGGATCTGACAACATTGCTCAAGGTCGGAATGCGTTAAAATGTAACACGATTGGTAAAAATAATATTGCTCAAGGTTGTACTGCATTACAATATAGTACCACCGGATGTGATAACATTGCCCAAGGTTTTCAAGCATTAAAAAATAACAGTTCCGGATGTAGCAACATTGCTCAAGGATATTGCGCTTTAGCTATTAACAGCTCTGGTAAACATAATATTGGACAAGGTTTTCAAGCATTAAAATGTAACACCTACGGCACTTTTAACATTGCTCAAGGTTATAAGGCATTACAGAATAACTCCAGCGGTTATAACAACATTGCTCAGGGTCGTTTTGCGTTAAATTATAATACCACTGGTTGTAATAACATTGCTCAAGGCCAGCTTGCGTTAAAATGTAACACCACCGGTAGTTGTAATATTGCTAAAGGATATAAGGCGTTTTACAGTAACACCATTGGTAAAAATAATATTGCTTTAGGATATAAATCTGGTTATAGTATAGCCACAGGTAACAATAATATCATATTTGGTTCTTATGTAGGATCAGCCGCATTATCTAACACAATTGCTATTCAAGCTGGATCCAATACACTTAAAGTAGATTCAACCGGTTGCTTAACACTTAATGGTGCAGCAGTAGGGGGAGGCGGCGGTGTAACATGCTTAAATGCTGGATCAGGAATTGCTATTTCTGGACAAACCGGAAATGTTATTGTTTGTGCCACAGCTGCTGGTGCATCATACTGCAAAGCTAATAATAATACTGTATTTGCTCCTGCTACCATTACTTCAATTACTACTGGTGCTCGTAACTTTATTGCTGGTAATACAGCAACATCCATAACCACAGGTTCGGACAATATTGGTATAGGATTCTGTGCATTAAGACTTAACACTACTGGATCACATAACATTGCTTTGGGTTGTAGATCATTAGGTTGTAACAGTTCCGCATGTAACAACGTTGCTCTAGGCCGATATTCACTATTTCGTAATACCTTTGGAACCAGCAACATTGCAGTAGGAGATTGCGCATTAAGATATAACACCACCGGTAATCAAAACCTTGCTTTAGGTGAAAATGCTCTAACATATAATTGTACTGGCAGTAATAACATTGCAATGGGTAAGAGAGCGTTAAGAAGTAACTCCACAGGTAGTAATAATATTGCTCAAGGATATTATGCATTAAAATCAAACACCACCGGCAATTTTAACATTGCTCAAGGCAAGTATGCACTAAAATGTAATACCACCGGTTATAGAAATATTGCTTTAGGTTATGGAGCAGCTAATTATTCAACTGTAGGTCAGAGTAACATTTCTATAGGAACTTGTGCAAATCAAGCTACAAAAGGATCGCAGAACATTTCCATAGGAACTTGGGCCAACCAATACAGTACTTGTTCATCTTATGACATTTCTATCGGTCTTGCAGCAGGACAAACTGGTGGCACAACAAAATATAAAAACGTTGCTATTGGTGATCGAGCACTATTTAATAACTGTGGTTGTTTTAATATTGCTATTGGTTCTTGTTCAGGAAAATATATTACTAGTGGCATCAACAATACTATTATTGGTACTTACCTTGGTTGCACCACTCTCTGTAATACCATTGTTGTTAAAGCGGGTTGTAATACACTTAAAGTAGATTCTACTGGTGCCTTAACAATTAATGGTGCAGCAGTAAGTGGTGGTGGTGGTGTTACCTGTTTAAATGCTGGTTCGGGTATTGCTTTATCTGGACAAACAGGAAATGTTATTGTTTGTGCCACAGCTGCTGGTGCATCATACTGCAAAGCTAATAATAATACTGTATTTGCTCCAGCAACAATTTCTTCTGTTACTATTGGTAAATACAATATTGCTACAGGTAATAATGCCTTAAAAGCAGTAACGTCAGGATGTAACAACATTGCTCATGGCGTATTTTCATTGTGTTCTGCCACTACCGGATGTTTCAACATTGGTGTTGGTTACAATTCATTAAGATATACGACAACAGGTAAAAGTAATATTGCTGTAGGTAATAATGCATTAAGATGTAACAGTACAGGTTGTAATAATACTGCTCTAGGATGTAATGCGCTACAATTTAACACTACCGGTATTTTCAATTTAGCTCTAAGCCCATTTGCATTAAGAAGTAATACCACCGGAGGATGTAATACTGCTCTAGGTTATTATGCATTAAGATATAATACAACCGGCAATTGTAACGTTGCTAATGGTATCAAGGCATTAAGATATAATACCACCGGTTGTAACAACGTTGCTCATGGCACGATGGCCATGTATGGAAATACCACAGGTATTTTTAATATTGCTCTAGGTGCGTGTGCAATGAGGTGTGGTACTTGTGGTTGTGTCAACGTTGGTATTGGTCCGGCAAGTTTAAAGTGCAGTACAGGAAATCAAAACATTGGCATTGGTGATTCTGCTGGTGCTCTAAACACCACCGGATACAATAACATATTTATTGGTCGGTTAGCTGGTTATGGAGTAGGCTCAGGAGGTTTAACAGCTTGCAATAGCGTTGTTATTGGTCGTAGTTCCGGATATAAGTTATCTTCTGGTGGTGTCAATACGTTCATTGGTAAATATTCTGGTTGTGAAGTAACGACCGGCGGATCTAACGTTATTTTAGGTGATTATGCTGGATCAGCTAGTTTATCCAACACGATTGCTATTAAAGCGGGTTGTAACACACTCAAAGTTGATTCTACTGGTGCCTTAACAATTAATGGTGCAGCAGTAAGTGGTGGTGGTGGTGGTGGTGTTACCTGTTTAAATGCTGGTTCGGGTATTGCTTTATCTGGACAAACAGGCAATGTAACCGTTTGTGCTACTGGCGGCGGAAGTTCTAATGGTCCGGTGACACTATATAATTGTAGTAATATTAGTGATGGAAAAGCTAGTTATCCTGTAGCTACTTCTACACTCATTACATGGACCGCTTTAGATTCATTTAGTAAAACTAGCTATAGAACGGGTAAATATATTATTCAAGCTAACACCAGTGCAAATGTACAAGCTTCTGAAGTTTTCTTAACACACGTTAATGGAAATGTTTACATTACTCAATATGGAACATTATCAACGGCAAACTTGTTTACAATTGATGCTAATGTGGATACAAGCAACGTTAACGTAACAATTTCTACAAATTATGCTGATACCAAAGTTGAATATATAAGAACACTAATAAGCATTATATAAAGGAGATTTAAATGGAACAATTAACCCCACAACAAATGGCAGAAAATGATTTGCGTGCTGCAAGAGACAGCGTCAGTTTAATTAATGAATTGATTGCTAAAAATGAACATTCTGAAGATATTGATAATACTGTTCGCAGAAACTATCAACACTTAGAAATCGTTATGCAACGTGAACACATTGTTGCCGACACTTCAGATAAATCAGATTTGACTAATGCTATTACAGCAGGTAAAGCATTCGCTCCAGAAGTATAATAAATAGTATTAACTGTTTTAATTATGTAATGTTTTGTTTGGAATAAATTATGAATCATGAATTGGTCATGTTATCCGGTCTACCAAGATCCGGTTCAACGCTACTAACATCACTACTAAATCAACACCCAAAACTGTATGCGACCACCACATCGCCCGTTTTGGGTATGGTTTTAAACTTTTATAATAATTGGGAACCTCAAACCCAAACAATGGTAGAAGATAAAAATCCTCAACAAAGAAAAGATATGGTTGCTGCGATGATTCAAGTCGCTCATGCTTATCTCAACAAGCCCGTTGTAATTGATAAAAATCGTGGATGGGCCAAAAATGGTAAACTTTTAACAGAATTACTTGGTAAACAACCAAAAATGATATGTACAGTTCGAAATATACCTGATATAATGGCTTCGTTTATTACTTTGACCAACAAAGACCCCGACACTTTTATTGATAAACAACTCAGAGAAGCTGGATTTGTTGTAAATAATACCAATCGGTGTCGATTACTTTGGAACTCTGGCGTTGTTGGAGAATCTTGGCAAGCATTTAAAAGTGGTTATAACTTTAATAAACAGAATATGTTGATATTGGAGTACGAAGATATTGTGGCTAAACCACTAGAAGTAATGAAACAGATTGAAGATTACTTAGAAATAGAGCGTTTTGAATACGATATAAATAATTTGAAACCAATGGAAGAAAAAGATGAGTTCCATGGTATTAAAGGTTTACACGATATTAGACCTGTGGTAAAGAAAACATCTAAACCACCAGAACAGATTATCGGTAAAGAATTAACACAGTATTATAATGATATGAAGTTAGACTTTTGGCATAAATGATAAGGATGAAAATATGAATAAGGTTTTTTGGATTGATGGTGGTGCGGGCCGAGTAATTGCAGCTATTCCGGCATTTCTTAAATATGCAAGATTAAATCCAAACGAAAATTGGAGTATTATTTCTGCCGGTTGGGATAGTTTGTATTGGGGTATACCAGAGTTGCAAGATAGAACTTACAGCCCCGATACCAAAGGTGTATTTGATAATGTTATTTCTAAAGCGGACATCGTGGTTGCACCAGAACCATATCGTAATCCTGCATATTTTCACCAAAAAATTTCTTTGGTTGAAGGATTTGACCGAGAGATTAATGGTTCAACCGACCATTCCGATTTGGGTATTCCTCATCTAGTATTTAATAAAGGTGAAACAAAAGTTGCACTTGAAACAATCAGACAACTAAAAGAACAACAAAAAAAATCCAAAACGGTCATTATTCAACCATTTGGTCGTGGTGCTGTTCCATTGGCACAAAATCAACAAGGTCAAACCGTTGATGTTGGTGACGAAGAATCCAGAAGTTTAAGTGCGTCAGCATACCTTTCATTAGCCAAAAAACTATCACTCAAATATAATTTAATTTTCTTTGGTGAACCTCAATTCGTTTTACCACAAGACCAATTTGCTATCAACTATACCACAGATTTGAGACAATGGGCAGCTTTGATTGCTAATAGTGATTATTTTGTTGGCGTTGATTCTGTTGGACAACATATGGCAAGAGCTGTTGGTACTCCAGGTACCGTCATTTTTGGTTCAACTTTTCCAGTAAATACTTCTTATCCAGATTATTTCCAAATCATTGAAAAACCGGGAGTCAGAAAATATTCTCCAATTCGTTTGGCCGGATTAGATAATATGTTGGCTAATCGACTCAACGATAAAATGATGGACTTTGAAGAAGAACAAATCAATGAAATTTATAAAAAAATTGTAGCGGATATTGATTTAAAAGGCATTAAAAAATGAGTTATAATATCTTAGCCATTAATCCTGGCCACAATGGTTCAACCGCTTTGGTGTCTGATGGAAAAATTGTATTTTATGGTGAAGAAGAACGATTCTCCCATATGAAATATGATGGTAATCCATATAAATCTATGTTACATGCTCTAACCAATTTTAAAATTGATGAGTTGGTTATTGGTGGAACACATGAGGAATATGGTAGTTTGCCTTGGACTGGTGAAGATTCATATTCAGCATTAGTTCGTAAATTTAATCCTAATGTTAAAATTACCAAAATGGGCCAACGACATCATTTTGGTCATGCAGCTAATGCTTTTTATAATTCAGGATTTAAAACTGCTGCAGCAGTAATTGTGGATGGTGCAGGATCATTTCACACAGAAGTAATGTCTAATGATGAAGAATCTGGTTATCAAACTACGACTGCAGGATACGAAACTGAATCCATCTTTTTGTGCGCTTATCCAACAGAAATTACTCCAGTTTATAAACGTTATGCTGATGCAAGTTCCATCACCTATAGTAATGGTGTTCGTGAATTTGATGATACCGTTACCATTACCAAAGCATATGAAGCAGTTACTAATTACCTAGGTTTCCATTTTATTGAAGCAGGTAAAACAATGGGATTGGCGCCATACGGACAATACGATGAAAATATTCCTTCATTTTTTATAAACGGAAAAGGAAATAAAAATTTATTGAGACCAAATTATCCATCGGGTGCTATGATTGATGAGTTTCGTTTTCCTTATTTGATTCGCCATGGTAATATACAAGAATGGCAAAACGATGAAACAATGGTGGACGACAAACAAAAGAATTTAGCATGGCATGTTCAACAGGAAACCCAAGAATTGGTTGCCAATCTAATCCAAAAAGCTCACGATGAAACCGGTGAAACCAATATTGTTATTTCTGGTGGATATGGATTAAATTGTGTTGCTAATTATTTTTATAAAAAAACATTTCCCAATTTTAACATTTATGTTGATCCACTTTCACATGATGGTGGCACAGCTTTAGGTTTGGCAAGAATGGCAGCGTTTGCACAATCACAAAGTACTGAGCCAGTAAAACTAAAAAATGTTTATCTTTCTTGTGAACCATATTATGATGATTTAGATGATATTCTAAAAGAAATGAAAGATTTAAAAACTAAAAAGGTTACTCCAGAAGATATTGCTGAACTGATTAAAGATGGTAATATTGTAGCGTTGTTTAATGGTCGTGCAGAAGGTGGACCAAGAGCTTTAGGTAATCGTTCTATTCTTTTTGATCCAAGAGTTCCTGATGGTAAAGCCATTGTAAACAAAGTCAAAGGTCGTGAATGGTTCAGACCATTTGCTGGATCAGTATTAAAAGAAGATGCCAATGATTGGTTTGATATGGCGGGTATGGATGAATCTCCATTTATGATGTATGCTGTTGATGTGTTACCAGAAAAAGTAGATGAAATTCCTTGCATCACTCATGTAGACAATACTTGCCGTATACAAACAGTTAGTGAGGAAGATAATCCAAACTATTACAAACTCATTTCAGCATTTAAAGAAAAGACTGGTGTTCCTATTTTATTTAATACCAGTTTTAATCTAGCAGGTGATCCGTTAGTAGAAACACTTTCGGATGCTGTTGATACAATCACTCGTAGTGAAATCAAATATCTGTATTTACCTGAGTTGGGTAAGATGATATATAAGAAGTAATTTTAATTTAAAGGAGAAGTAAATGACTGACCAAATACAAGATGTTGAACCACAAGAGCCAATCGTTGTTCAATTAACATTAAATGTTGACCAAGTGAATTTCATTTTAGGAGCTTTAGGTAAATTACCTACTGAATCTGGTGCATGGATTATTCGTAACATTGTTGGCCAACAAGCTCAAGATCAGCTTGATGCTTTGAAACCAAAAGAAGAAACAACAGAAGAAGTTTCTATTGAAGAATAACTTTTTAAAGGTAATATATTATGAAAAAAATCTTAATTATGGGACTGCCAGGTTCCGGTAAAACATATCTAGCTAAAGCATTAAAAACATACCTTGAAGAAAATGGAGATATTGAAAAAATTAATCCAAATAGATTACTTTTAAAAGAAACTATTTTTACTTCAGAAGATGAATTTAAAGTCAAGGTTGATTGGTTTAATGCAGATGAAGTCCGTAAAAAATACAACGATTGGGATTTTTCTAAAGAAGGTCGTATTCGTCAAAGCCTCAGGATGGCACAATTTGCTATGGAGTGTTCTGGTGATTATGTCGTCTGTGACTTTGTGGCACCTTTGGTTGAAATGCGTAATAACTTCAAAGCCGATTGGACAATTTGGGTAGATACCATTGATGCTGGTCGGTTTGAGGATACCAATAAAGCTTTCATTCCACCAGAAGTTTATGACTTTAGAGTAACAGAACAAAACTGTGAAAAGTGGGCTGAGTTTATTGGCAACCACATTTTGGCGGATAAACGTAGGCCGATATTTGACTGGCAAAAAGAAACCGTTCAGATGTTAGGTCGTTGGCAACCATGGCATCCAGGGCATAGAGCATTATTTGAACGTTCTATTGCCAAAACGGGACAAGTAGTTATTCAAATTCGTGATTGCCAAGGTTGGCAAGGATCTAATCCTTTTGCCATCGAACAAGTCAAGTCACTTATTAAACGTGATTTGGATCCATTGTTTCAAGGACAATACGAAATTCAAGTGGTACCCAATATTGTAAATATTACTTATGGTCGTGATGTGGGTTATAAAATTGAACAAGAAACTTTTGATGATAAAACACATTCCATTTCAGCCACAAAGATTCGTAAAGAATTGGGTTTAAAATAATATGGAATCTCCACACAAATATCACATAAGATTTAATACCAAACATGGCGGAAACACCGATATAATGTGGAGAGTGTTTGAAGATGGGATTGAATACTTGGCTTCAGACGTTAGAATTTTTAGTCCTTTGTTTACGGAAACCACAAAAGAATATGGTGAAACTAAATGGAATGTTGCATGTCTTGGACGTATGGTTTGGGATGGAACGGTAGCTATAATAACCAACCATAAGGATTAAATGGTGAAAAGCATAAATAGATAATTAATACCACTATTTCAACGAGGGGAGAGTGAACCTTGGCCACCAATTCCAATTTTAATATTAAAAACGGTTTGTCCGTTGCGGATCAAGAAGTTATTGCAGCTAACGGAAGAGTTTATGTTTCCAATACTGATATTCTCAGGTATACTCAAGCAGCTTTCGACCAAGCCAATACGGGTGGCGGCGGTACTGGCGGAGCAAGTACTGATACTTGGGCAAGAGTTCAAGCCAATGCCGCTTTTACTCAAGCCAACGCAGCAACCAATTCTGCAACTTCATCATATGGTCGTGCAAATTCCGCTTTTACTCAAGCCAACTCAGCAACAACACTAGCACAAGCCGCTTACAATCAAGCTAATACTGGTGGTGGCGGTGGCACATCTTTACCAAGTCAATCAGGACACGCAGGAGAATATTTACAGACGGACGGATCAACATTAAGTTGGTCGGCTGTATCAGGTGGTGGCGGATTAACTCCTTATAGTGATGTTTGTTTACGAAAATTAACCGTTAATAAATCCCCTAGTACTGCCTGGAGAAGTTTAGGCAATGCTGACCAAATTTCTTATGTTGTTTCTACCTACTTTGAAGGATTAACTCCGAGTACCAATACAAATAGCCCGTCGTATGCAATAAATTCAGCAAATAATGTTTTCATAACTGCACCATGTGATGCTCCTTATTCACCGGACTGTGTTAATTGTTATAATCAAATGTGGTTAGTTTTTTCTTCTGGTAGTAATGTCAATTTTGCAAACACTTCAATTGGCCAAAAAATATTAGCTCTCACTCCTGGCCAGGTAGTTAATGCTAAAGTTAAATATGTTGGATCACCTTGGAATCCGGATGTTTTTTGTGTTCCATTAACTGTAACAGTTGCTCCTCAGGATTTATTTTCAAAAGTCCAAGCAAACAGCAGTCCATCATCTTATTTTAGTTTTTGTATAGCTGATGATCCAAACAATTGGACTTCTAGTTTTCCAACATGTCAATATACATGTTTTTACAATCCTTATTGTGAAGCTAATACTTTAGGTTCTTCTTATCTCAGACCTGGCCAAAAAATTATTGTAGGTTTTTGTAATCCACCAATTTGTTCTTTTTCCGCAGGCATACTTTGTAATGTTAGTAGTCCTTATGATTGGAATTTTAGTGCATCGGATAACGCCTATGGTACTTGCTGTAGATCATATTGGCCGTATGTTTTTGCTGTAAGAAACGCTGCTGAGAATTGGTGGATTAATAACAATTGGAACGGCATAACAACAGCATGTGGTGGTATTCTAGGAGGAACAATTGCTCGTATTGAAAATCCTTGTGTAATCAATCAGTTGTTGACATACAATGGCAATATTGGAGCAGATAATGGAAATACAAATTTTGGAACAGTCAGTTTATACAATTCAACAAGTAACAATGTTGTTTTAACATCTTCTAATATCACATCAACATTTACCACAAGTAACACATTACAAGCTTATGTCGGTACCAATTTTGATCCAGGAATAGTAGTAGGTAGAAGTTTAAAAATTACTGAAAATCCTTTAGCCAATAACGTTACTATTGATGGCGATGTATATAAAACTTTAAAATATCAAAGTTTAGGTTCAATAACTGGAACATATTCGACACCAGTTTCTCTCATTCCAAGAACTGGTGCAACCACTATTTGTATATCTAACCAACAAGCGGCTATTTACCAAGCTTCTGCTTTATGTTGTACCGGTGCTGTAATTTATACAAATACTCTTTGTGATGGAAGCACCACTCAAACTAAAATTATATGTGGTTATCCTGCTATAAATGATACAAAAAATATTGTTTTTGCTCCATATAATTCTAGTGGAGATAATAGATTTTCAATTTTAAATCTATCATCTGATGCAATATCAAATCTACAAGTGTGTTGTCCTGTTCAATTTACATATTTAAATAATTGTTATAATGCATGTTGGGTAATGAATTTTGTCGTTACTGAATTATATACAAATAATACATATTGTTTTGGTGATAATGTTTGGGGATGTTGTTGTACCAATCCTTCGTGGTGTAATGCACGTTTATGTTATACTAGTGGTACTTGTAATGGAACTGCTTTGCCTTGGTCTACTCTTTCTCCTACTGAAAGCGCTACTTGGTCGAGTCCTCTATCCAATTTCAAATTGTCGTATGCAGGAACTGGTATAGGTATCAACGTTTCATCAACAGGAACAGTAACCACTTCAAATACTATTAATATTGATAATACAAATTATTCATTATCTTCAGTTGATTCTACAAATAATACAATTGTTTTAGCCGCTACTTATAACGCTAACATAAATTTAATAGGATCAGTTGCAACAACAAACACCTATTTTTCAAAATATGGTACTATGTGTGATATTGATAATAAACTTACAGCAGCTGCATTGGATTGTGTAATTAGCGCTAGAGCTGGTTGTAATTGGGGTGGTGGTACAGGATATGTTCCTAATTGTTATGTATTAAAATCAGATGGATGTTGTCCCTCCAATATGATATGGAGCACACTTGGTCTAAACCAAGTTGTTTGTACGGAAAATTATACTAATCAGTCTATATGTTTGTATAGTTCATGTGCTGCAAATGATTTGAGTACTTGTAGAAGCAATTGCAACAACGCTCGATTTGGGGCTGGAGCTTTGCAAATAACTGGTGGTTTGGGTGTAGGTAAAGGAATTTGGACCGACCATATTTGGGCAAACACTTCATTAGAATCAAGATTGGTTTCTACAGAAAACTCTTGTGTAACATGTACTGCAACAATTAATAATCTTGTTGCAACCAATGTTTGTATTCCTAAAACTGTAACAAAATATGGTGATACTAATTGGACAAGCGTTACATTTTTATCATTAGGTACTTGTGCTACTCCTAAAAATGAAGTAACAGGATGCAATATTACCAACCAATCTTGCAGTAATTTAGGAAACTCAACAATTGTGCCACCAGGAGCAACAGGTTATAGTATATGTGTTGGTAGCAGTAATTATGTTAGAATCTGTAATCCTAATAGTGTTAACGTATTTAATGGAGATTTTACAGTTGAAACATGGTTACAAAATCCAACTGACTGGCCGTATTGGGGTTATAGTTTACTTACAAACAATAATGGCCAAAGCGCTTGGTGGGCTTGTTGGTCCAATGGTGGATGCGTTAGAATTAATAACACCTCACAAATGAGTTTTACTTGCCAATGTATTTACACTGCATTTTTTGCTGCTAGCGGATTAAATTGCACAGGATGGAATCATTGGGCATTATCACGCCAGAGTGGATGTTTACGCTACTTCTTAAATGGAAGTTTGCTTAATGCAACAACTTGTTCGACAAATGAAGCTAGTGCTCCAGCTTGTTACACTATTGGTTATAGTAACGGTTTGTCTGCAGCTGGTGCTGTATATCTATACAACTATCGTATTACTTCTGGTTGCGCAAGATATACAGCAAACTTTACACCATCACTTAATCCATATGGTACAACAACAGCAACCGAATATGCAAATACAACAAACAATGCTGTTGATGTGTATGGAGGAATAAAAATGACTAATATGTGTTATGTTCCAACAGACACTTATTCTTCGGGTGGTTACTTGTACATAGATGGCGGAGCTTTAAAATATAAAGGTTCGAGTGGAACAGTAACAACTTTAGGTTCAGCATAATTAAGGAGCATTTATAAATGGCATTAAATTCATTCAATTTTACAATTACCAAAATTAATGTTATTCCTCAATTTGCATTAGACGATTCGATGTTTCCTCCTGATTCAACAAATGTTGTGTCTGCTGTTGATATGGTAGCTAAAGGAGAAAAGAAATTTGTTAAAGACCAATTTACTTTTGCAAATATTTACAATCAAGCAAATACTGAAAATGTATCATTAGATTCTTATTTGGAACAACATCCAGATTTAAACAATATCATTTATTCTAATGTAACAGAAGAATATAAATTAGAAAATATTCATATACCTTTTGTTGGTGGAAATACAGCAACTTTAATTCCATATAATGAGTTGAATCAAAACACAGTTATTGAGTGGGCATCAAATACATTAATTAAAATTAATGGTTCAAATGCAATTGAAGATATTAAAAATAGTTTGGAAGAAAAATGTGACCAAAAAATTGCTGAAATTAATAAAGAAATTTTGATAAAAAATACAACTCCTGATTTGCCATGGCAATCATAAATACCCTATCATAGGAGATTATAAATGCCAGCTGTTAATGATAGAGAAAGTTTTAAAGATTATTGCCTTCGTAGATTAGGCTTTCCAGTAATTGAAATTAATATTGACGATGACCAAATTGAGGACAGAGTAGATGATGCTTTGCAATATTGGCACGATTATCATTTTGATGGACTACAAAAGGTTTATTATATCAAAGCCATTGGTCAACAAGAAATTGACCAAAAATATTTAGACCTTAGTGATGCTATGGACAAATCCAATAATGCTTTGGAAATTGTTGGCGTAACTCGTATATTTCCACTGCAAGATTCTCAGGCAAGTATTTCTATGTTTGACCTAAGATATCAACTTAGATTAAATGAACTCTACGACTTTACCTCCGCATCATACATCAATTATACCTTAACACAACAACACTTACGTTCATTGGAGTTATTGTTTACTGGAGAGGTTCCTATTCGATTCCAAAGACATATGCAGAGGTTGTATATTGATTGGGCGTGGGGAGTATCCGAAGCACCAATAGGACAAATTATTGTTGCCGAATGTTATGCTAATATTGACCCAACAGTTTATACCAAAGTTTGGAATGACCGTTGGTTAAAAGAATATGCCACAGCACTCATCAAAAGAACTTGGGGAAATAATCTTAAAAAGTTCTCTGGACTACAATTACCAGGCGGTGTCACATTAAATGGCGACAAAATCTATGAAGAAGCCACAGATGAAATTAAATTGTTAGAACAAGAGATGCAGGATCGTTATGAGTTACCAACTGATTGGTACATGAATTGATATGGCAACTTCCGTATATTTTAATAATTATAACTCAACTCAAGAACAAAGAGTAATTGAGGACCTAATTGTTGAATCCATAAAAATTATGGGTTTTGATGCTTATTATCTTCCAAATGATAATGACCAAGCTCGTGATTTATTATACGGTGAAGATCCAGTTAAAAAGTTTTCTTCTGCTTTTCCATTGGAAATGTATCTTTCAAATGCTTTGGAATATACTGGTGAAAAAGAATTCTTTTCTAAATTTGGTTTAGAAATTAAAAATAGTGCCAATGTAATTGTTTCAAAAAGAAGTTTTTCACAAAGAGTTCCACAAAATACTTTCAATCGTCCCCGTGAAGGTGATTTAATATACATTCCGTTTTTAAATGGTACAGGTGAATTATTTGAAATTACTTTTACAGACCATACTAAAGATATGTTTATGTTAGGTAGAAAGGTTCCATATTTTTACGAACTTACATTAGAGAAATTTAAATATTCACAAGAAAGAATGCAAACAGGTGTTAATGATATTGACAAAATTGTTTCTGATTCTGCTTACACACTACACTTGAATGTTGGTGTAGGAAACAATATTCATTATACACTTAAAGAAATTGTATATCAAGCACCAGATAATACTAACGCAAATGCCACAGCGGTTGCTGTTGTTTCTGGTTGGATACCCACATCAAATACCTTATCAGTAACCAATATTGCTGGTGAATTTATAGACGGACAAAAAATTATTGGTGCATCATCTAATGCACAATATATTTTAACCACATTTAATCCATTAGATACTCCAGCAATCAAAGAAGTTTATGACAATCAATACATCAAAACAAACGCTGATGCAATCATTGATTTCTCCGAATCTAATCCTTTTGGTAACATATAATGGCGATTACACAATACAATCGAGTAATTCGTAAACTTGTTGTGGGTTTTGGTAACCTATTCAATGATATTACTCTTGTGCGTTATAATCCTGACCTTTCTGAAGCGGAAAGATTTAAGGTACCTATTGCCTACGCATCTAAAGAAGATTATGTAATGCGTTTAGAAGGTGATTATAACTTAGATAAAAAAATTCAAATCACTTTACCAAGATTATCATTTGAAATGACTGGTATGACTTATGATAATACCAGAAAGTTAAATACAAATTCTAGAAAGTTTACACAGACAACTTCTGGTCAAACTATATCTCAATATAATCCTGTTCCATATAATTTTGATTTTAATCTTTATATGTATATTCGTAACATTGAAGATGGTACACAAATCATTGAACACATTCTTCCTTACTTTGCACCAGATTATACAATTAAATTAAATTTAATTCCAGAAATGGGAATTGTTAAAGAAATTCCTATTATATTAAATTCAACTGACATGCCGGTTGATAATTATGGAACCAGGGATAGAGAAACTAGAGTTTTAATCTGGACGTTAAACTTTACGGTTAAAGGTTATGTGTTTGGTAATGTTAATGATGTAAGTAATAGTATTATTAGACATTCAATTACAAACATTTTTAATAAAATTAATCCAGACGATACAGTTTTATTTACATTAGACACAGCATCAGGAATTGGAACATATCAAGTTGGCGAAATTGTATATCAAGGATTTTCACATGGAACAGCGGTTGCTTCAGCAACAGTAACATTGTTTGAAAATAATGTTTTACATTTAACTAATATACAAGGTAATTTTATTTCTAATTTACCAATTCAATCAACCAATTCAAATACAAATTATCTATTTACTGATTATAGACCAATTCAGAAAAAATTGGTTGAAATTAACGTTGATGTGGATCCTTCAAATGCTAATGTAACTGATCCTTGGATAGCTACAACCACAATAACTGAAACAAATACATAACAATAATTAAAATAAAATGAAAATAACCGGCGGATTAACAATAAACGGTCCTTTAAGAATTACAGAATATCAAGCACCCACACCAGTAATAGGTAGTGATAATCCGGCCAATGCGGCTGAACCAAATGCAACAGCATGGGTTTTAATGGATGGTCCTTTTTATAATACACCAGGAAATCCAGGTTCTGGATTTAAAGGTGGTCAAAGTTGGAGAAAAATGGCTCCAGCAACTACAACTAATGGCAAAACAGATTACATTTATGGTGATGAGCGTGTATATTGGGATGGAGCAAATTGGTTATATGTTAATATATTTACAGGAACAATTAGTGCTGGTGTTGGTGGCGATTGGCCTTGGTTATCAACTTGGTCAGATAATTATACTGGCGCCAAAATTACAGCTAGTTATGCCAAATCAACTAACTATCCTGCAGTACCATAAGGAAAAATAAAAAGGAAATAAAATGTCACCACCATTAGCAAAAGGCCTAAAAATAACAGGCAAAACATTAACAACACCAACAGCACAACAAAACTGGTAAAACAGGATTAATAGTTACTGGTGGATTAAGAATATGACAACAATACAAGAATTTAGCTAAGGAAAATAAAATGAGATTAACAGGATCAAATAGTTCTGCATCACCAAAATTAAGTTCAACAGGAACTTATAAATTTAAAATTGCA